TAAAGACAGTAGAGTAATATTTGCACCTAATAATCAAGGAAGATTTTTTATTTCTTGGATACCTCCAGACCAATTACAAAATAATGTTATTGAAAAAAATGGTATAAAATATCCTGGTAATGATGGATTAGGTGCTTTTGGATGCGATCCTTATGATATATCAGGAACAGTCGGAGGCGGGGGTTCAAATGGAGCTTTGCATGGATTAACTACTTTTACAATGACTAGCGATGTACCTAATACAAAATTCTTTTTAGAATATATTGCAAGACCTCAAACGGCTGAAATATTTTTTGAAGATGTTTTAATGGCATGTATATTTTATGGTATGCCTATATTAATTGAAAATAACAAACCAAGATTATTATATCATTTAAAAAGAAGAGGATATAGAGGTTTTTCTATGAACCGACCTGATAAATTAAAAGGTGCTTTATCTAAAACCGAATTAGAATTAGGTGGAATACCTAATAGTTCCGAAGATATTAAGCAAGCACATGCATCCGCTATTGAATCTTATATTGAAGAATATATTGGAAAAAATGATGATTCATATGGTAATATGTATTTTCAAAGAACATTAGAAGACTGGGCAAGATTTGATATTTCACGTAGAACATCTTTTGATGCATCTATAAGTAGTGGTTTAGCTATAATGGCTTGTAGAAAACATTTATATAAACCAAGCTCAGAAAGAACAGTTAAAAAATTAGATTTTGAATTTTCACGATACAAAAATGAAGGGTATCAAAGCGAGTTAATAAAATAAGTATGGCAAAATTAAAAGGAAAAGTTTTAACACAATTTCCAAGTCAAGCGGTTTCCGATGCAGAAAAGAAAACCAAAAAGTATGGGTTATCTGTAGGAAGAGCTATTGAGCAAGAGTGGTTCAATAAGGATAATAATGGCATAGGGAAATTCTATAATTCTAGACAAGAAGCTCATAGGCTAAGATTATATGCTCGTGGAGAACAATCAATTAGAAAATATAAAGATGAATTTGCAATTAATGGTGATTTATCTTATCTTAATTTAGATTGGAAACCAGTTCCTATTGTACCTAAATTTGTAGATTTAGTTGTAAATGGAATGCAAGATAGACTGTTTCATATTAAAGCAGTTGGTCAAGATGATATTTCAACGGGTAAAAGAACTAAATTTGTTAATGATGTACAGCAAGATTTAAATACAGCTAATTTATTATTAGATATAGAAAGAAAATTAGGTGTATCTGCTAGAAATTTTGCTGTAAATGATTTACCTGCAAATACGGAAGAGTTAGAATTATATATGCAGCTTAATTATAAGCAAGGTATTGAAATAGCTGAAGAAGAAGCTATTAATAATATTTTTAAATCAAATAAATATAATGAAATTAAGAAACGTATTGATTATGATTTAACTGTATTAGGAATTGGGGCTGCTAAACATGCGTTTAATAATACAGATGGTGTAGTAGTTAAATATGTTGATCCAGCTAATTTAGTTTATTCGTATACCGATGACCCTAATTTTGAGGATTGTTATTATTTTGGAGAAGTCAAATGTATAAAAGTTAATGAACTTAAAAAAGAATTTCCAGGATTACCTAATGAAGAAATTGAAACTCTTGTTAGTCAAAGTTCAAGATTTAATGATTATAATGACCCTAATCATAATTTTTATAATCAAAGTGAGTTAGCTGCTAAAAATACATTAAATGTACTTTACTTTAATTGGAAAACATGGGAAAATGATGTTTATAAAATAAAAGAAGTACCTACTGGCGGTAATAAAGCTATTCCAAAAGATGATACATTTAATCCGCCTAAAGATAAACGAACTAGATTTGAAAGAGTAAAACAAACAAGAGAAGTTGTTTATGAAGGTGTATTAGTATTAGGATCTGATCATCTTTTAAAGTGGGAAAAAGCTACTAATATGATAAGGCCCACTAGCAATATAAATAAAGTAATGATGAATTATGTTGTTAGTGCTCCTAGAATGTATAAAGGTAATATTACATCTTTGGTTTCAAAAATGACACCATATGCAGATTTAATACAATTAACACATTTAAAATTACAACAAGCTATACAAAGAATGACACCTTCAGGTGTGTATGTTGATGCTGATGGGCTTGCTGAAATTGATTTAGGTAATGGCACAAATTATAATCCTCAAGAAGCTTTAAACATGTATTTCCAAACGGGATCTATAATTGGTAGATCTTTAACTATGGAAGGTGAAAGAAATAACGGAGCTATTCCTATCCAAGAATTACCTGGGGGCGGGGGTAACCAAATACAAGTATTAATTGGTGCTTATAACCAATATATACAAATGATAAGAGATACAACTGGTTTAAATGAAGCAAGAGATGCAGCAGACCCAGATCAATATTCTCTTGTAGGTGTACAAAAATTAGCAGCAGCAAATAGTAATGTTGCAACAAGACATATACTTCATTCTAGTATGTTTATTACAACTTGTTTAGCTGAAGCTATTTCATTAAGATTTAAAGATGTACTAGAATATCATCCTACTAAAGATATGTTTATAGATTCTATAGGCCAATTTTCTGTAGGTTCTTTGGAAGAATTAAATAATCTTAATTTACATAACTTTGGTATATTTTTAGAATTAGAGCCTGATGAAAATGAAAAACAATTATTAGAAAATAATATACAAGTTGCATTATCAAAAGATAGCATTCATTTAGAAGATGCTATTGATATTAGAGAAGTAAAAAATTTAAAATTAGCTAATCAATTATTAAAATTTAGAAGACTTCAAAAACAAGCTACAGATCAAGTACAAGCTCAAGCTGCATCACGAGCACAAGCAGAAGCACAAGGACAGGCTCAAATACAAATTGAAGAAGCAAAAGCACAATCTGAACAAATAAAAACAGATTCTAAAATTCAATTATCTACAGCTGAAAATGAAATGTCTATTAGAAAAATGGAAATTGAAACAAGAGCTAAAAAAGAACTTATGCAATATGAATTTAATTTAAATGTTCAACTTAAAGAACTTGAATTAAAATCACAAATGGAGTTAGCAAATAGAAGTAATCAGTCAATGTTACAAAGGGAGCTTATAAGAGAAGATGTAAAACTTAAAACATCTGGTCGATTAAGTGGCGCTCCAAATACAGATAATCCTACAAAGGATTTTGAATCTAAAGGTAATGATACTTTAGGCGGCTTTGATACAGGTCGTTTTGAAGCATCTTAATATTTAAACAATTATTTTATTATATACAATTATGGCAAAAGAAAAAAAACAAGATACATCTATAGAAGTTAAAGATGTAGGCGAAATTAATCCTGAAATAGTAACTCCTGAAAAAAAAGAAGCTGCAGTATTACAAAAAGCAGTTGATGAAGGTAAGGTAGCCCCTGAGTATGGATTACAAGATGATGGAGTTTATAAAGTTAATTTAGATAAACCACCAGTTCCTAAAGAGGAAATAAAAGAAGAAGTTAAAGAAGAAATAAAAGAAGAAACAAAAGATGCCGTTCAAGAGCAAGAAACAGGAAACATTCCTGAAGATAAATTATCCGACAATATACAAAAGGTGGAGGAAGAAGTACGGACTGTTCAAGAACCGGAAATAAAAGAAGAAACTTCAGAATCTCCTTTAGAATTAGTTAATGATGAAAAAGATAACATTGACGAGAAACGAATGGATGGAAAGCCTCAAGCTACCAAGCCCATATCGGAACAAAAAGAAATATTACAGGAAGAAAAAACACAAGAGCTTCCTGAGGGAATAGATAAACTTGTACAGTTTATGCAAGAAACTGGAGGAACAGTAGAAGATTATGCAAAACTAAACAGAGACTATTCTAAAATAGATAACGTAAGTCTTATAAAAGAATATTACGAGTACACTAAACCACATTTAAATCAAGAAGATATTCAATTTTTAATGGATAAAAAATTTGCTTATGATGTGGAGGCGGATGACCCGTCTGACGTAAAAGCTAAGCAATTAGCTTTTAAAGAAGAAGTATTTAATGCACAAGAGCTTTTAAGAACAACTAAGGAAAAATATTATAATGATCTTAAGTTAAGATCAAAACAAAAAAATATTCCTAAAGAGTACGAAGAAGCTGTAAATTTTTATAATACTTCTAAGCAATTTGAAGAACAAAATAACTTAGCTAAAGAAAGTTTTCTAAAAGAAACTAAAAAAGTTTTTAACGAAGAATTCAAAGGTTTTGATTTTAAGGTAGGAGAAAACAAATATCGATTTAAGATAGATAATCCCGGTAAAGTTAAAGAGTCTCAATCAGATATATCTAATTTTTTAAATCTGTTTACAGATGAAAAAGGTGGTATGCAAAATATGCAAGGATATCATAAAGCTTTATTTACTGCACAAAATGCAGATAAAATAGCAAATCATTTTTATGAGCAAGGCCGTGCCGATGCAATAAAAGAATCTGCTAAAAAAGCTAAAAATATAAATATGGATCCAAGGCAGGAAGGTGCTACTATAACATCTAATAGTGGAGATAGGATTAGAGTTGTTTCTGGAGATTCGTCTGATAAGTTGCGAATTAAATGGAAATAGTTTAACTTAAAATCAAAACATTATGGCTTTTACAAGCGGAATTCCGGCTGCATTACAACCGACTCAAACAAAGACGTTGTACTCCGGAAACTACATTGATTTCACAAATACAAATTTTGATCAATGGACACAACAATTTTTACCAGATGTATACGAAAAAGAAGTTGAAAGATATGGAAACAGATCAATCGGTTCTTTTTTACGTATGGTATCTGCGGAGATGCCTTCTACTTCAGACCAAATTATATGGACTGAACAAGGCAGATTACACACTAGATATGTAAATGTAATTCCAAGAGGAACTGCAGGTGCTATGCCTGTTGCTGGTGGTGGACAAGCGGTTATCGCTGCTGCTGGAGCATCAGGTGGTGTACTTAACTTTGAAGTACCAACTACGCAACCTGCAAGTTTAGGAGTTAGCCCAGCTACTCAAACACAACAAGTCAATTTTAAAATAGGACAAACTGTAATGGTTCAAGTTCAAACAAATGCTACTTCAGCAGTTGGTGGAACTGGCGCTGTTATTAAAGGAGTTTGTACTAACGTTGGAGTTGGTGGTGGTGGTACTACTGGCGGTCAAATGTTCCAAATCCAAGCTTATGAAGCTCACGGTGGAGTATTAGCTGCTGAAAGAGTAACTGCAATTTGCTATGGATCTGAATTTGCTAAAGGTACAGGAAACTTTACTGATAGCTTAGATCCAGGGTTTGCTACATTTACTAACTCACCAATTATATTAAAAGAAAACTATCAAATCAGTGGATCTGACACAGCTCAGATTGGTTGGATTGAAGTTACTTCTGAAAATGGTGCTAGTGGATATTTATGGTATATAAAGTCTGAGCATGAAGTAAGACTTAGATGGGAAGACTGGCTAGAAATGTCAATGGTTGAAGGTGTTAAATACACTGCTGGAGGTGCTGCAATTACATTAGGTACTTTTGGTGGACCATTAGCTGCTCAAAATGCAAGAGGTACTGAAGGGTTCTTTGCTGCATTAGAATCAAGAGGAAACGTTTATACTGGATTTGGCGGCCAAGCTGCTGCTGGTGCAGGTAACGGTGGACTTACAGATTTTGATGCTGTACTTAAGCAATTAGACAAGCAGGGATCAATTGAAGAAAATATGCTTTTCTTAAACAGAGAGCTATCTTTAGAAATTGATGACATTCTTGCAATGCAAAATGGTAATTATGCTGCAGCTGCTGGGCATTCTAAAGGTACTTCTTATGGAGTATTTAACAACAGCGCAGACATGGCTCTTAATTTAGGGTTTACTGGATATAGAAGAGGTTCTTATGACTTTTACAAAACTGACTGGAAATACTTAAATGACTGGTCAACTCGTGGAGGTTTTGGTGATGTTGAAGGTGTATTAGTTCCTGCTGGAACTTCTACTGTTTACGATCAACAGTTAGGCCAAAACATCAAAAGACCATTCTTACACATCAGATATAGAGCATCAGAAACTGAGAACAGAAAAAACAAATCTTGGATTACAGGATCTGTTGGAACTGATTCACCAAGTTCTGATATCGATATCATGAAAGTAAATTACTTAAGTGAAAGATGTTTAATTACTCAAGCTGCTAATAATTTCGTATTATTTAAAGCTTAATTTTAACCATAGGATACGGGCTCTTCGGAGCCCTATATCCTTATTTTATATTATTTTATTATGACAACACAAACAAAACCAAGAAGTTCTGTAACCGAAATGGAAAAAAATTGGGTATATAAAGACAGAACTTATGTATTAACAGGACAGTATGCACCTGTTTCTTATACAATACAAACAAAACATACTCCTCGTAAACCATTAATGTGGTTTGATGAAGGATTAAAAATGAATAGAGAAATAAGATTAGCAAATAATCAAAAGTCTTTATTTGTAGATGAGCAAGAAGGATTTGTTACATTAACCCATGTAATGTTTCAAGATGGAACCCTTATGGTGCCTCGTTCAGAAGTAGCTATGCAAAAACTTTTATCTATTTATCATCCTTTAAAAGATAAAAAATGGACTGAAGTTGATACTGCTAAAAAAGCTGCAGATGAAATTGACACTTTAGAATTTGAATTAGAAGCATTAACATTAGTAAAAGAGTTAGATATAGAACATTTAGAAGCTATAATGAGAACTGAATTAGGTAGTGCAGTTGCTTCTATGTCATCTAAAGAATTAAAACGTGATGCTTATAAATTTGCGCAACGTGACCCTGCTTTATTTATAGAATTATCAGAAGATGAAGATATTAAATTAAGAAATTTAGCTAATAGAGCGGTTGAACAAGGCATAATTAATTTAACTGAAGATAATACAGTATTTAAATTTGCAAACGGCAAAAAAATAATTACTGTACCATTTGATCAACATCCTTATGGAGCATTAGCTCAGTATTTTAAAACTGACGATGGTGTAGATTTAATGAAATCATTAGTTAAAAAGCTCAACTAAGCTTATAGGATATAGGGCGAGAAATCAGCCCTATATTCACTAATTATAATAACATATAAATGATTAATATTAACAACGTATATCAAACAGTTCTTATTTTAGCAAATAAAGATAACAGAGGATATATTACACCTGATGAGTTTAATAGAATGGCTGATCAAGCACAAAATGAAATATTTGAAGCATATTTTGCAAGAGATGCATCTTATCAAGCAGCTGGTGGAATTCAAAGTGATTTTTCAAATCCTGTATCTAATGTTGCTGAAAGAATAAATTTGTTTTATAAAAGTGTTACTCCAACTATTTCAAATAATATTTTTCCATATCCAGATGATTTAAGACAATTGGGTGTGGTTAGTGTAGATGAAAGAGTTGCAGATAAGGTTACTCATGAGCATGTTAAATATATTAATCTTTCTCCTTTAACTTATCCAGTTAAAACACAACCAGTATATACTGTAAATGCAACAGGTATAACAGTATATCCTACAACTGTTACTACTGGAGTTAAAATGGAATACTTAAAAAATCCTACAAGACCAAAATGGGGATATGTATTACAAGGTACTATACCTTATTATGATAGTACTCAATTTGATCCTTCAACAGATAGTTATGATACACCAGCAAAGTCTTATAATTTTGAATTAGATTCATCTGAATTTCCAGAATTAGTTGTAACAATATTAGGTTATGCTGGATTAACAATTAAGCAAGGTGATGTAACAGGATTTGCACAAGGTAGAGAAGTACAATTTCAACAAACTGAACAATAATGGCAATATCAAGAAAACCTTTAGACGTAGATAATTATTCTGCATTAGATGGCGGTAATGGCACCGCTGTACCGGGTTACTACAGAAGAACCAATTTAAATGATATAATTAATAATTTTATGGTAGCTTATGTAGGTGATGATAAAATTCTTAATAAAGTGCCTCGATATGAAGTTGCATTTTGGGGTCAAAAAGCAGTTCAAGAATTTAGTTATGATGTATTTCATTCTGAAAAAGCAATTGAAATACAATTAAGTTCTTTACGTCAAATGTCTTTACCATCTGATTATGTAAACTATGTAAGATTATCTTATACAGATAAGTCTGGTATTGAAAGAACAATTTTACCTAGTGGTACAACTCACGCAAACCAAGGTGTTGCACAAGATGAAAACTATCATTATCTTTATGATCAAGATGGTAATGTAATTTATGCACAAGAATCTGAAACTATACAAAGATGGCAAAATGCAGAAAATCATGTAGACACTGAAGAAGCTTTAAATTATTATAGTGGATATTATGATTTTGATGATTTTGGATATTATGGCCGTAGGTACGGATCAACACCACAATTTCAAAATACAAATGGAAGTTTTGTATTAGATTTAGATGCAGGTCAAATTTATTTTGATTCAGTAATCCCTCAAAATACTTATGTTACATTAAGATATATATCTGATGGGTTAGGTAATAATGGTGATTTTGATAATGTATTTGTACCTAAAATGGCTGAAGATGCTGTTATGTCAACTATATTATATAATTTATCTAAAATAAGAACAAGAGCAAGCGGAGCTGCGGGTCTTTATAAACAAGAAGCAGCTGCTAAAATGCGAAATGCTAAGATTAGATTATCTAATATGAAAGTACAAGAAATGACTAATATTTTCCGTAATAAAGCTAAATGGATTAAACATTAATATAATTTTATGCCAGAAATAAAAAGAGCGTTTAATGTCGGCAAAATGAGCCGAGATTTAGATGAAAGAATAGTACCGGCAGGAGAATATCGAGAAGGCTTAAATATAAATATAGGTCAATCAGAAAGCTCTGATGTAGGGGCTATAGAAAATTTATTAGGTAATAAGCTTGTTACTGTTACTGGTTTAACAGGTGGAACTTGTATTGGATATGTAAGTGATTCTAATTCTGAAAAAATATATTTCTTTGTAACTAATAACTCCATATATAATGAAACTAATACAGGTAATCATGGTATATTTGAATATGATCAAAAAACAAATCAAACCACTGGATTATTAGTTTCTCCACAATTAAACTTTCACACATCATATCCCATTACTGGAGTTAATATTGTTGATGATCTTTTATTTTTTACTGATAATAGAAATGCTCCAAGAAAAATTAATGTTGTTACAGCAAGAAATAATACAAGCTATTATGGATCAGTTGCAGATATTGATAATTTAATTTCAGTATGTAAGTTTGCACCTTATGAATCTCCAACTATTGTTACAGCAACAAAAGAATCAAGTATTTCTTCTAACTTTATGCAAAATAAGTTAATAAGATTTTCTTATAGATGGCAATTTGAAGACAATGAGTATAGTACCTTAGCTCCTTTTACACCTATTTGTTTTTCAAGATTAAATGAAACAGATACTATAAACACTGGTTTAAGTGATTTTGGTGAAATAGAAACTTTTGTTAATGCAATTAATCAAGTACAATTACAAATTCCTACACCTGTAGGCTATGGTATAAAAAATGTAGAGTTAATATATAAAGAGTCAGGAAGTCCTTCTTTATATGTTGTTCAAGATCAAGAAGTTACAACTGAACCATTTGTTAACTTTACATATTCATCAACTGATCCATTTAGAACATTACCGTCTGATCAATTAACAAGAGTATATGATGCTGTTCCAATAAAAGCTCAAGCACAAGAAGTTGCTGGTGGTAGATTAGTTTATGGCAATTTTTTACAAAACTTTGATATACCAAATATAGCTTTTTCTATAGAAAGAACAGGTGAAACATCTGCAAGAAATGGTGTTTTAACAAATCAATCTGTTAAATCAAGAAGAACTTATCAAGTAGGTATTGTATTAGCTGATAAATTTGGTAGACAATCTCCAGTTATATTATCAAGTTCTGGAACAGATACAGTTTTTATAGACCCAAATACCGGTGATTCAAGCAGTACTACAGCATTTAATGCTTTAAGAATTACATTTACGGATACAACTCAAATACCTAGTTGGGCATATTCATATAGAGTTGTTGTAAAACAAAGAGAACAAGAATATTATAATTGGATTTCAATTGTTTCGGGTGCAAATACAGTAAAAAGATTAGGTGATAGCATAAATAAAATACCAAGAGATCAAGATGCAGTTATACCGCCTAGTACATCAGCAACAATTTCACCTTGTGATGTTTCTGTATTTCCTAAATTTTTAAATAATGGCAATGTATATACAGCGCCACAAGCAAATTTAACAAAAGTACAATCAATTGGTAATCCTTCGGGTGATGCTTTAGTTACTACATTAGATAATGCCGGTAATGCTGTTACATCCGGACTATGTGTTTTTGAAACGGAACCTGTTACAACTGAATTAGATATATTTTATGAAACTCCAACCGGTGGTTTAGTTTCACAAATACCTGCTCAAGCAATTGATATAGATTTTTTTAATTGTATATTATTATCTTTTGATGTTGTACCTAATGCACACATTGAGGTGAACCGCATTAGAGCTGGCTTTAATGAGCCTTTTTTTGATGTAGGTGTAAAAGCATTTGCAGTAAAAGAAAACTTTACACAGGAGAGAAGATTTAATAGCTTAATTCATTCAAGCGGATTGCTTAATTCAAGAACTGGTATAAATTATATTAATCAATTTAATGATTCAGCTGGTGGATTAACAATATCTCTTGATCCGTTAAATGGATCTATACAAAAACTTTTTGCAGACGATACAAAAATAAATATATTTCAAGAAGATAAAGTTTCTTTTTCTCCTATTGATAAAGATTTTATTTATTCAGCAGAAGGTGGAGCTATGCCTGTAACTAGTAACACACAATTTTTAGGTACGGTAGCTGCTTATCCAGGTTTATATGGTATTTCAAAAGACCCTCAATCTTTTGCATCATATGGATTTTCACAATATTTTACAGATAAAAATAGAGGAGCAGTTTTAAGATTAAGACAAAATCAAATACAAGAAATTTCACAAGTTGGAATGGCTGATTTTTTTAGAGATGCTTTAAAACAATCTACAGCTGTTATTGGCTCTTATGATGAATATAGTAAAATATATGAACTAACATTAATTGGTTCTGGATTTGACAGTAATGAAGATACCAATGTTGCAACCGCTTCTGATGGCTATCTAACTGTAGCTTTTGATGATAGATCTTCAGGTTGGACAAGTTTTAGATCATTTAAACAAGAAGGTGGTTTATCTTTAAATAATAGTTATTATACTTTTAATGGTGGTCAAATGTGGCAACATCATAATGATACGGTAACTAGAAATAATTTTTATAATACTGGAACTACTGAATCATATGTAATACCTATATTTAATGATGCACCGTCTTTAGTAAAACAATTTAATACATTAAGTTATGAAGGTGATAGTGGGTGGCAATTAGATTATATTGAAACAGATATTGATAGTTGTGGAGCATTACCGGTAACAGCTAATACATTTAATACAACTTTACAGTTATCTGGCGCGGCGCCTAATTCTATTTTTGATGGTGCTAATACAGTAACAGCTAAACCAACAGTAAATGTTACTTGGGCTATATTTGTATCACCACTTAGCTCACAGTTTAAATTTAATAATATTAATGATGTTGTATTAACACCTGCATCTGGAAGTAATTTAACTGTTAATAATCCAACAGCTATAACAGATGATAAATTAGTATTTTTAATACAACATACCACAGGTAATTCTGATACTGTTCAAACTTTAAATATAACAGGTAATGGTGCATCTCTTGCATTTACTGTTGCTTTATTAACTGTAAATACAATTGATGCAATTGCATTTTCTGCATTAACACCGGCATCGCAAATATTTAACAACGCTGGATCAAATAGCATAGTATTTTCTACAGCAGCTTTTACTAATTATTATATAGACAATGCTAATATAACTATAAATACAAGTAATATGCCGGCTTCAACAAGTGTAGGTTCTCCTACAAATGTTAGAAATGGTGATAATTTAACCTATACTATTCCAGTAACAGTACCTACATCAGCTACTGCTGGTATTATTACGGTTGGTGGGACAGCCACATTAAAGCCACAGTTAACTTGGGCTACAGTACCCGCGCCTGGTGTATTAGCAACACCATCTGGAACACTCGCTGGTACAGCATATTATATTTCACCTTTTGAAGCAGCTACTAGAAGGTTTGCAACTATTACTTATACAGCAAGTGCTACAACAAAAGTATTACTATTAGATGCTTATAGTGCTACTTATAATGTTGCTAATACTGTAATAACAAAAACTCAATCTAATCAGGATGGAGTTTTAGTTTTAAATGTTCAATTACCGGCTATAACATCGGATACTACAGCTACTGCTACAATTACAGGAGCTGGAGAAGTAACAGCAACACTTGGTGCTATACCTGCTACTCAAGCATTAAATGCAACAGGAACAGCTGTAACTATAACTAATACATGGACTGTTGATATTACTATTACTCCTAGTATTTCTTGGTTAAAAATAAATGGTGTATTTGGAGTTGGTGTAGCTGATCCAACACAAACATTTACTATAAGTGCTGATCCTAATACAACAGGAAGTTCTAGAACAGCAACTGCAGTTATAGCAACTACTAATACAAGAGTAACAGGGGTAAGTCCTCACACAATAAACATAACGCAAGCAGGATAATGGCAAACTTAGTAACATTTCCCTTTCAAAATAAAGAAGGAAAATATTTTGCACCTATTAGTTGTTCAGAACCAGATTACACAGTTGTAAATGGAACTATACAAGCTAATGGAAACAAAATAACAAGTGGATTAAAAGGAGCATATGCTACGGTTAAATTAACTTTACCAGTAGCTAATGCTTCTACAAAAAAAGAACTTTTTGCTTTAAATACTTTAGCAGTAAATTCTTCAAGTTAAATACAATCAATTAAATTTTATTTTATGTTAAGAGTAAGAAAATTATTAGAATCCGATTGGGAATTTTTACCAACCTGGTGGGATAAATATGATCAAGAGCCGTGGATTCATACGGAAACATTTAGAGATATTATGCCTGGTGCTTTTTTAGTGGGCCAATATAATACTAAAAGAGCTGGATTAGGTGGCTTTATGGTATGCAAGGATGACCATCCAATTGCAGCAATGTGGCTTGGATTAACAAATTCACATTGTGCATTACCAACAGCTGCAATATCAGATCCTAATTATAGAGATACAGATAGAAAAGAAGCTATACAATTATTAGTAAATTTTGTTACAGATTTTGCTAAAGATTTAGGATTTAAATATTCATTTGGTTGGGCCCAGGAAGGATACATGCTCGATTATTATTTAAATGCAGGATATGAAAAATGGAATAAACCATCTTATGAACTCATAAAAAAATTATAAATGGGAGGAAAAAAGAAACGAAATAGATACGCTGGTAGACAAGCTTTAGCAAACCAAGAAGGTATATTAGCTGATCAAGCTGCAGCTCAACAATTATATGATGCAGATCTTTCAGCATTAAGAGATTCTAGTCAGGTAACTGATTTTTATGAAAATTTAGATTTTGCATCTATTGATCCTACTCAAATGCAATTAGCTCAAACACAGCAAATGCAACTAGGAAATTTAGGTGCACAAAGATTAGCTAATGTTGAAGGATACGATGCTGCTCAAACAAATGTAGCTGGTCTTGCTAGAGGTGCTGATACTGGTTTAAGTAATGTGTTTAATAATCTGCAAGTTTCAACAGCAGGTGCTGAACTTGAAGCTCAAGAAGCAGATCAAGCATTAGCTGCTTCTCAAGATATGATGATGCAAATGGGTGGCGGAGGTGGTGCTACAGCATTAGCACAGCAGGCTGCAAGATCAAAAGCTGGCATTAGAGCTAGTATTGATCAACAAGTAAAAGCTAATGAAATGATGAGAGCTCAAGGTGAGCAATCTTTACAAAGAGATTTACTTGCACAAGGAAATTTAGCTTCTCAATTTGATTTAGGCCAAGCACAATTTAATGTAGGACAAGATAATAGAGCAAGACAATTTAGTGCACAAGCAAGAAATCAAGCTGAAATGTTTAATGCTGGGCAAGCTAACCAAATGAATTTAGCTAAGTTTGGTGCAGAAAATAGAATGAATCAATTCAATGCTCAATCTGCTAATAATGCTTTTGCACAACAAGCTAATGCAATAAACCAATCTATTGCTAACAACGCTCAAATGCAAAACCAATTTAATTTAGCTCAAGCAGGCGGAAGAGCTACTGCACAATCAAATCAATACGATGCTTTAATGGGTATACAAGAAATATCTAGTGCACAACTAAATGATGCAGATAGAAGAGCTGGCGAAAATCAAGCTACTATAGATGTTGCTAGAATGTCTGGTATGAATAAAGATGGTAGTTATACTAAAAAATGGTATGAAAAATTAGGTAATACTGTTGGGAAAGCAGCACTTATTGGAACTGGAGCCGCTTTTGGCGGAATTGGTGGTGCACTAATTGCTAATGAAGCATTAAAAAAAGGATAATTAAAGAATATGAAAAATTATAATCCTCAACAAATTACTAAATTAAATCCAGAGCAACAAGCTATTAGGGATTTTAGAAATATGGAATACCAGCGTAAGTATGGTATTAAATCTGAAAATAGAGTTAATCAAAGTTCTCCAAGTCCACAGGGTGTGTTCAGAGTACAGCTACAAGGTATAGCTAGACAGATGGTAGAAAAAGCAAGTAATCTTACTAATAAAAAGAAAAAAGGAGAAATAGATAATTATAAATATGCCGCCGATATGGCTGTTATAGATAACACCGTTAATGAACTGGGTGCTTTCTCTGCCAGTGCTGAAAAAGCTATGGCTGATTACAATGAAAATTTAAAAGCTGGATTGTTATCATATGGTATGGATCAATATGATGAAGGTGTATTGCAAGGGTTAAGCAAAGGTACTATTAATTTAGCTATGGATAAAAACAATAGAGTCCATTTAACAGGTAAAGCTACTAATCCTTTAGAAGGTGAATTTAAGGTAAATATATATGATGTAAATAATATACCAGCGCCTGTTCCTAAAATTAAACCTATTAATCTTTCATTAGATCCATTAGCTGCTGGTTTAGGTTTAGATGAGAATGGTGAACCTAAATTAAAAGTAGATCAAAACGGAAATAAAATGTATGATACCGGTGATTATTCTGAACATGCAAAAGAAGTATTAGACTTTTCTATGAATGCTTTAGATACTTTAGGCACTAATGGTGTAAGATCTTATTTAGCAGATCATATGCAAATGCCTCAAAGTCAAGTTAAAATGTTAATGGAAGATAAAGCTTATACAGATCCAACTGGAATGGAATGGGATAATAGAGGTACAGCTGAAGCTTTTGCTAGTATATCTGAATACATAGGTAATAAATATAATAGGGTACAAAGACCTCATCCTGATACAATTTCTAAGTTAGCTAAAGAAAAAGCTAATAAGATTGCAGGTGAAAAAGGTATATCACCTGAAGAAGTTTCTTTTTCTGAAGCATTAGGTATACAAGAGCAAATGCCTATGCAATCTAGCCAGCCTGCAGAAAATATGCCGGTACAGTCTGAAGCAAAACCGGAATCAATATTTTCAGAAGAAGTTGATGTAAATGAGTTAATTAAAAAATATTCTTAATGAGTTTAGAAACCATTGTAAAAAATATGGTTGCGGCTAATGAGCCAGAAGCTAATATTGCTAAAGTTATTAAGCAATTTAATTCACCTTTAGCTAAAGTAGGATTTGAAGAAACTAATACAGAAGTTGAAACAACTCAGGAGCCTATTCAATGTCCTGAAGGTTCTAGATATGATGAAACACAAGGTAAATGTGTTCCTATTGAAGAAGAGTTTAAACCTGCATTAGATATAAATACATTAGACATGTCTTCTGATAACCTTATAGGCACTCCTGCACAACCTAGAACAACAACTGAGTTTGATGATTCTAGAACATTTGAAATAAAAGAAGAGGAACTTGATGAAAAAGATAAAGAAAAAAAGACTTTTCAACAAGCTGATTGGGAAAAACAAAATGAAATATTTCAAAAATATGGTGTAGGTACAGTTATGCCTGATGGAACTTTTACACCAAGTGGTACTGGCCCTGTATGGGAGGATAGAGTAAAAAAAGCACAGGGTGAATTAAATAATTATAATAAAACTCAATTAGAAAAAGATCTTGTAAATAATGCAGATACTTTTACTCAAAGCTTATTAACTGATATAGGTGTAACATATGGAGATTCTGATAGTAACTTTGCAAAAGGTATTTCAAGAGGTGCATTAAGACTTGCTCAAAGTCAAGATGGTATAGATTTTGTAAATGCTGCTAAAGCTTATAAACTTTTTAATGATAGACTAAAAGAAGGTAATTTTTCTGATGATGATGAAATAGAATATGGGGGTTATTTAGATATTATGGAAAGCGGAGTTGAGCCTCCAGAAAATGCAAATTTCGCAGGTCGAGCTGGATATAATCTTAGAAAATATCTTGACCCTTCTACAAAAGGCACAGTGGCTGAGGCAAAAAAATATCATCTTGATAAATTTATAAAACCTTTAGTTTCTACTAAAAAATATCAAGATCTTATAGGTAAAATGGGTAATGTTCAATTATTAGATGGACAAGGTAATATTACAGATGAGGCTTTTGAAGTAATAGGTGAACAAGCACCTCAAATGGTTGCTGCACTTACAACATTTGGTTTAAGTACAATGTATCAAGAAGCTACTAATTCTGCAATGGAAGCTGTTGATAGAAAATTACTAGAAGAAGAAGGTAGTGGTTTATATGAAGGTAAATATAAAAACCTTACTGATGATCAAAAAAATGAATTAGCTGCAGAGTTATATGCAAATGGAGAAATAGATATAGATCCTATTATTAACAATGCTAAGCAAGCAGCTGGTTTTGATCTTCTTGGTAACTATTTTGTAATTGGTAAAGCTACAAAATTTATACCTAAAAAATTTTTTAGAGATTTATTTAGTAAAAATGCATTTAAAGCATTATATAAGGGAGGTAAGTCAGCTGGTAAATCATTGGTTCCAGAAACGGCTACTGAGATTGTACAAGAAGGATTAGGTGAAACAGCTGTTGCTAGAGCATTAGGTGCTACAAATGATGATATTAAATTTGGGGCTATATCAGGTATTGGAAAAATAATTGAGCGAGATCCTAATCAGATAAAAGAAGTTATAGCACAGACTATAGTAGGTACAGGTGGTATTGTTCAAACAGGTCAAGCTGCTTCAACCGCTGTTAATATAGCAAAAGATGTTATGGCCGATGTTGCTGCTGCATCTGATCCTAATGCTGTAAGGTCTATAAAAAATAAAGGTTATCAAAAGCTTGAACAAGCATGGGGTGAAGGTAAAATTACCCGTTTAGAAATGAATGAGCGTAAAGATATTTTAGATGCCGCAGAAGAATATAATAATAATACTAAATTAAAAAATTTAAAAGGAGCCGCTAGAAAAAGAGCTTTTAATGAAACTGTAAATGAAATACAATCTAATAGATCAATTGCTAATAATAATAATACTATTGAAAGCTTAACTGAACGTATAGAAGTTTTAAATACTAATGACTTAAACAATAGTCTTAAATTAGATTTAGAAGTTCAAAAAGATAATTTAGCAAAAGAAAATTCTAAATTACAAAATAAAAAAAAGAAAGCAACAAAAAATATACTTAAAGAAGTTGCATTAGATGTAATGGATACTCAAGGTAAGGATTTAGCTACTTGGATTAATGAGCAAAAAGAAGGTGTATTTGCAGATAAGTTTGTAAAAATTTTTGGTACAACAAAAGCAGCAGAAAATTTTATAACAAAACAATTTGGTAAAAATGCATTAAATGATCCTGAAGTACAATCACTTTTAGCAGGAAAAGTAGGTTCTAACAATGGTATTAAATTAGGTGAAGGTGCAATTATAGTTAAAGATAATATAAAAACAAACTATGATGCTACGGGAGATACTTCTGGTGCTAATTCAGTTCATCATGAAGTTATGCATTTTATATTAGACAATTCTACTGCTAAGGAATTAAATACTTTAAGAAAAGATATTATAGGGGATTTAAATAATATTAAAGATCCTAAATTTAAATCAGCGGTAGAATTTGCTGTTAAAAGACAAAAAGATTATAAAAATACTTATGAAGGAAAAGGAAGAAATAAAAAATTAGCAGAAGAATTTTTTACTTCATTGTCTGATGGTATGAGAATACTAGATTTAAAAGATTTATCTTTAGAAGATGGTAAGATATTACAAAGTATAGGTAATAGTATTAAAGGTTTATTAGGTCAAAACACAAATAATTTGTTTGATTTTAATAATATGACTGCTGCTAATACTTTTCAGTTTCTTAAAAATTATAATAATTTTGGTAAAAAAGATCAATCTATAAATATTCAAACTCCTAAAACAGGTACAGATATTAAAGATGATAAAACTGTAGCAAGTAAACCTGCGGATATAGATAAAATTTACAATGAACTACAGCAAATAGACGAATTAGAATCTAACTTTACTATCACCCCTGACAGTAGAAAAAGAAGACAAGAATTACAAAAACAATTGCAGGATGAGAAAGTAAGGCCAATATATGATGAACTTCAAGCAATAGATGAATTAGAAGCTAATTTTAAAATTACACCTGAAAGTAAAGCAAGAAGAGAAAAATTACAACAGCAACTAAAAAATAATGCATTACCAAGTAAACCTGTTAAACAAAAATTATTTCAAGCTATACAAAGTCTTGTGCCTGAAGATATTAATACTAAGGAAGATTATCAAAA